GTTTCCCAGTCACGATCCTGGTCCAGGATCGTATTTCAGCGAGAATTGTACGTGCTTACGAATGCACCATTGCGTAGACGCTTCATCGAAGAGCATATGCAAATCGATCATGCAAAAGAACGTGTCGCTTTTCTCGTCCGCTCACATCGCCTTGAAGGCTTCGGTGACCGGGATTTTTTGTCGGTCGGAATTCAGTGGATCAAGAGGATTGAAGGCTTCGGCCCGCTCATCCGTCAAGTCGAGTTTGTTGAAAGACGACCAGCCGTTTTCCAAGGTGTGCAATCGAAACTGCCGATCCTCAGAAGAGGCTAGGCTATAAACCTCATCGACGACGCGGTAAACCTCGCTTTCGGGGCATCGAATGCAGATAACCCCAATCGATGCGTTAACGGCGATAGTCAGTTCGCGGGCGAGCTTGTCGCTCGACGTTAGTTCGGTATTAGACATATTATGGATACCCCGTTTCCATGGCTTGCAATCGATTGTAGCACGCGGAACATAGCCGCGAAATAGAAAAGCGCGAGACTACCATTACAGCAGCCCCGCGCTCTGGTAACCCGGTTTCCCGGCATCACACACCTCGTACTTGATACAGTAAAGAAAAGAGCCTGTCAACTAGGGTCAACGTCTTTTTACATTTACTGTCCATTATTTTGTCGGAAAACTCGTTAAAGTTTTCATGTCGAACCCTGTAGCATTGTAATTGTGCATCTGCCCCGTGTCCAAGTCGATAGCGCGAAGATATAGGCAGCTTCCAACGTACCCGTCAGACACGCCATACCATAGGCCGATGGGGGAGAGACGCACCGAAAGCGTATCGCCTGTTCTATTCGTGTACTCCCCCATTAACCCGAAGGGGGCTTTGAGCCGGATAAGAAGGTTGGCTAACTCAAATTGCTCGGCGGTGGTCAGCTTTTCTGGGGGTTTGTGTGTGTCGGTGGGCATTCTATTACCTCGCTGAATTAAAAAGCCAGACCGAGCGCCCATTTGTGCAAACAACGGAGCAGCGCTCGATCTGGCTAATCGGGGTATCCAAGTCCCGAAGTGCTTAGGGGATGGGTCGGTAACGCCCCCGCAGCAAGTGAATATAGGTATAGAGTATAGTTCTTTAGCGCGCAATAGGATTATTCTACCCATAAAAAAAGGCGACCGAAGCCGCCCTTTAAGTTTATCGGTAAGAGGCTACTAGGCCCCGCCACCTGCGGAAGTTGCCACTTCAAGCTTGGCCCCACGCGGAGCTTCGGAAGAGGCAGCAACAACAGTCGGAACAGGGGCGGAGAGTGCAATGAGCGAATTCACAGCGTCGGCAAGGGTGGACAGGTTGTCTTTGATCGCCGCCATTGCAAAGCGGAACTGCGTTTCATCCACAGTGGCAGCAGACGAGGTAAGCGCCGCGAGGCCATCGACGGTAATGTCATAGGTGTAGATCAACCCGTCCGCCGTTGTAACCTCGAAGACACCACCTGAGTTGTCTTCGATGGTCGGCAGGCCGACTGCAACCAACAAACGGTTCGTAAGCGCTGCGAGGGCGGAGATATTGTTGCGGATAGCGACAAGCCACTCGTTCGCACCGGAAGCGCTGACAAGTAGGGCGGACGCCTGCGCGACGGCGGTGTACGCTGACATGGTCCCGGTGATCGAGCCGCCAGCCGTGGACATATCGGCGGTGATGGTGCCGGGGAGTACTGCAACCGAAAGCGAATTCAGCACAGAGGCGATTTCATCGTGACGTTGGACGACTTCACCAAAGTACGTGGTCGCCGCAGCAGTCGCGATACCGTCGGTGGAATCCGACACGTCAATCGTGGGGATGAAAGAGAGCGCATCGGATGCGTTACCACCCGTCGAGTCCGTCAATTCAGTCGAGTTTGCGGTTACCTCGGCGACGATCCGGTTGATCGAGTTTTCCTGTGCGAGCTTGAAGACGGCAAGGGCAAGGACAGCCGACGACGAGGATGGGGTCACTGCCACTGCATGATTTACGAGTGTCTTACGCATGGTATTTCCTTTCGGTTCTGGGTTACACTACGCCATTTAAGGTTTCGTGCGGTTAGTATAGTGCAATCGATTGCAAGAGGCCACCTTTTTATGTGTGGTACTACGTCTCGTAAAGCATCACGCTGAGCTTTTCTGCGGCCCCGTCATTGTAAGCGCCGTCATGACGGAAAAACTCAAGGATCAAATCGATACCAGTGGTATCCGACGGGACTGCCCTATCGAGTTCAACGTAGGCTAGTTCTGCGTTTGCCATGGATACCTCACCAGTTTTTTCTTCTGGATTTGTGGTACCATTATTGAAGCGTAGCCCGAAACTGACAGCATCACCGACATTGGCCCGAAGTATTGATCCCCTAAAGATTGCGCGCACGTTTCCTGTCGCAATCTTACTGAGCCATGTTGCTGATATGGTTGGCGTGTACTCAGCATGGGCGTAGGTGTTTGACGCGCCACCAACGAAGTAATCAACATCGGCCCATTCCCAATCGTCAGCATCGGCGTAAGTACGTACTGAAAAATTGCCAGATAGTACGGTCCATCCGGTAATGTCCGCATTAAGTTTAGCATACAGCACCACTGCGTCCGTATTCGGTGTAACAGTCTCTAACGTCAGTGTTGATGCAATGTCACGAACATAGGCGCTAAGTTCACTTCCGCTAAACCTCGCCCCATGCCAGCCGATTTTTACAGATCGCGCGCCGGGTGGTACAATAGTGCTTGGCACTGAAATGGTTACAGGGGTCGAGGGGTTTTCGGTGGGGGTGTGGACATGCCCTAGGAACCCGGATGAGACGTCATAGAATTCGATGAACGCCGCCACATCATCGTCATCCGTGTACGTTTGGATATAGTGCTCTATGGATATACGCCCATTGCCATTATCAATCTCAGGGAAATAGGAGGCGGGGATTGCGAACGACTGATACATACGCGAACGTTCTGTTGTATCCGACGTAATCCAGTATGTCGTATCCGTAGGCCATTGGTACAGGTTACCAACGTCAACGGTCCAATCAGCCGCATCGCCAGTATCCGCGCGAATGCTCAATAACGGAAAATCGTAGGACGCAGGCGGCGGCGTCAGGGATAGCCGCAGAGACGAAGCAACAACCCCTAGATGACTTAGCATACTCATTCAATGTCTCCGATCAGGATATAATTATCGGTCCCATCAGGTAGGAGCATGGCGGATGAGTACTGCGCGCGTAGACTGAGAGCGCCGCCCGCTGAGTTGATGGTAACACCAGCGCCAGCCACAAAGGTAACGGTCCCTGCGGCGATGCGGATAACCGTAAGTATCTCTGTACCCGTAAGCCCAGAATTAACGGTAAGCGTCATGGCGGAAGCACTACCCGCACGCAACACCTTGTTTCCATCGAAATCCCCGTTAACCAGATCACGGTTCGCCGCCGCATCCGTTACAAGGGCAATCGCGGGGGCGGAAGCCGTTACCGTTCCCCATACCACCCCATCCTCAGTCGCATTTACGACAAGAGCCTTTCCGGTATTCCCAGCAAAGTCTGGGAAGGTAGTCGAAGGGGCGTCAACTAGCTCTAGGGCAGTTCCGTCCTCATTAACGACGACGTATTTCCCGGCCACAAGGGTAGCAGGGGCATCGGTAAGTTCGGTGAACAGCGTAGCCGGGAGTCTGCCCGGTGATCCAAACGAAAAAGCGGGCATTGTCACCCCTCCTATTTATTGAGGTAGCGGGGATAGCCCCCGCTATTAATTATGCAGACAGGGCAGCAACGGTAACGGGGGATGAAGACCCGCGCGCGCGTGCATACAGATTGTCCGTGCCAGCGTTCAATGTGACGGTATCCCCGCGATCAAGGATGAAGTCATTATCACCAAACAGGTCATCGGCGCTTGGCAGCGCGGCAGCAGACCGCAATAACACGGCACACCCGCCGTTAGCTTGGAGGGTAAACGACCCCGTACCAATCAGTGTCCATGCGTCTTTCGAGATATTCATTTACTTTCCTTTCGTGTTTACGGGTTTCGCGTATGCGTATTCCCTTACTGCGTCCAGTTTAGCAGAAGTGCAGGCGTTTGCGAACTTCTCTGTTGCGGCGGCTACCGCGAAGGTTTCCTCTATACGAGGTGTCGGGCCAGAGTAGCCGGGGCATGGCGTTAGGTCCAGCGTTTTAAGCGCTTCCCTATTTTCGACATAGATGATTTTAGGGCCACAAGCGCTTAGCAGCGTTAGACAGATAAGGGCTAAGCTCTTTATCGCCGTTCGGTTCGACGCGTATCTGTCCAAGCACCGCATTTTGTTCTTCCTCTATTTGCTTCTTTCGTGCGTCCTGTACCTTACGAAGCGCCGCCGTTTCCTTGTATCCGTCTAGCAAAGTCTGGGTGGCCCCTAGCTCCGCCGTTAAATTGCTATTACTGAGCGATAGGTTATGAATTTTGCGTTGCTGGAAATAGGCATAAGCCGCCGCTGCGATAAGCAGGGCGACCAGTGCGGTGATTAGGTATTTTTGTATCGTGCTGATCATGGCTTGCAATCGATTGTAAAACCTTACTCTCTGCTTTCAGGTGTGCATTCCTTACGCCCTATACGAAGGACGGGGCATAGCAACCTGTACATAAGAGTATGCTTGTTCGGGTAGAAGGGCATGAGCATCGGCGACCAGTGAGCGCGCTCGTCAATCGGGAGAGCGCGATACCTTGCGTAGAAATGCATGTAGACGACGGTGGACGCCGATACCCTCCACCAGAGCCGAACAGCGGCGGCTAGTGGGTTATCGACGATTGGCAGGTTGAACGTATCAAAGATAACGAGGATACCAACGATAAACGCATTGATGGCAAACCCGCAGATGATAGCTAGCGCCAGCCAGACCGCAGCGGTACGGCGTGTCTTATCGAGCACTTGCCGTAAGGTCGGCATAAACCCTAGGACGCCCCAGATAGATACTATGAAAAAGATAACCCCCGATACTGGTAGCGCAATATGGAAGAACACCTCAAGGGTATCCTGCAACGTTTCAATGTTCATCATTCTTAGCCCCTTTTGTTGCAAGCTCGTTTAGTGTGGCCTGCAACAATTTCTCAACGTGTGCGAACTCCCCTTCGATACGTTGTTTATGTTTTTTTGTGTTGGCGATTAGCTCTTTCGCCTCTTCCGGTCGGTCGAGACGGCGGGATAGCATCTTATGGAAAATGTTGATTTGCATCACGGCATTCTCCTGAGATTTTCCCGCACCTGCTCAAGAACTACCGTGAATTGCGTCAGAGTAGTATTGAACTGCTCGGTTAATGCCTTGTAATCCCCGCTAACGGACTCAAGGTCTTTTCTTGCTTGTTCGTCCTTTTTAGGTGACACATAGTAGCGTTCAACAAGGTACAGCAACCAGCCTAGGCCGAGAATTCCATACGCAAATATGCTGTCCGCTGCCTTAGCGATAACTTGATCCATGGGGTACCCATTGCGGTGCGTGGTTTACGGGTAAAATGGGGTATATCTAGCTAGGAATGGATTACCCGTACAATATAGAATTATACGGGCTGTTTCAAGGCATCTTATTGATCGACCACCATTGCCCCGTTAAGGGCAAACACGATTCCCTTAATTGTCGTATCAGCGACCGCAGGAGCGTTAACGGTCAGTACATCGCCAGCCGTTATGTTGATCTGCGCAGAGGCCGTGGTGGTGAAAGTATAGGCCCCGCCCATGCTGATAGTGATGGTGCCAATCTCTGTTGCACCGTTCTTGACTGACATGACAAAAGAGGCGGCAGGATTGGTATCGACAATCCCTAGGCTACCCGCAAAGTCCGACATAAATGTTGCATCATGCCTTACCAGAAACTTTGCGATTACCTCATCCGCGACCGGAGTTGCGTAGAAGGAAACATCGTAGCTTTCATGCTGAATAATCGACGGCACGCTGAATGCCTTGCTCATATCGATAATATCAGTCCCGTCGCAATAGCAAATCAGGAATGCCCCGCCCTCGACGATAAAGCCAACGCTCCCCGCATGGTCCGTTTTGACAGTCGCCGCATAAGAGGACTCGTTACGGATAAAGAACAGGTGCTTATGCTGCGGGTGGATGACATTGAAGCTCGCCGTCGCATCGGCGCTAAGCACCATGTAGATGCAGCGCAGTGCTTGTCGGGACGTCAGGTCGTTTGTATCGTCGTAATCAAGCACAAGATCATACCCGGTCGTGTCCGCCGCCGTAGTATCGACCTCGTACATATCCGCGATGGCTTGCTCAAGCTGAGATACGGCAAGGTTTACCGCTAAAGCTTTCTGTGACTGACTTTCTGTAATCTGGAAGATTTGCAGTAGCGAAGACGTACTCATATTAAACGATCCCTTTCTTAGAGTTTCCACGTCCAACAATGGTGGATATTTGATAAGCTCTTACGGTTACCGGGTCGCCGGGTGAGATACCGTCCGCGCTTTGTTCTGCACTAGTGTATACCACTTGTGTAGCGCCAACCACCTCTAAGGTTCTAACGGGTGTATCGACCCCGCCAACCTCTAGGATAATATCAATCTCATATTTCTCTGACGCTTCCGACATACCAATATCGGAGTTATCCACAAATCCACGGAACAGCCTGTCTTGGCGCGTCCATGAGATAGTAAGATCGCCGCCGCCATTACGGCTACCTGTGAGGTGGATCGGGGAGAACGGGGTAAGGCGCTCGCACTCGTTCGTAAAGTAGGTAACCGGAGTCATAGCCTCGGTGCTATCATAGGTGATGGCCTTAAACGGAATTGAAACGTCCTTACGAACTAGCTCATCGTCAATGCTAAGCATCGACAAGTCCGAGAGTAGAACGAAGTCCTCTCCGGTAACATGCGTGTCGGTAATCTCTGGACGATCCGTGTCAAGTTGCCCGCGTAGCATACCGCCGTGTAGTCGGTATCTGTTATTCCCGAGATAGTCCGCAAGCATGAAGGATACGATTTCTTTCCCTATGAGCGCAGCATTACCGGAAGCAAACAGTTCGTCCGCTGTAATCGATTGCAAGGTGTCATCCTTGTTATAGAGTTCAACGGTAATATCGCTATACATGTCCGGTAGCGCACAGTCGGGTGAAGGTAGAAGGGTGCCGCTGATAATTCTCCCGATAACAGTGCTAACCGAAGTGCTTGCCAAGTTATCGTAGCTGGCCCCGCCAGATAGGCTGCGTTCGACGTCACACCCGCCCCATGCGTTAGACGTACCACTGACCGCAGCATAGAACCCGGCATCATTATCGTTACCTAGGAGGGGAGGAAGGTTAAGCCCGATAAACTTGGTTGGACTAACCCTGTTATCGACACCGGATGATAAGTAGGTGCTGCCACCCGCCGATAGGCTAGTGAAGTCAACGACGTCTCTTGTGTGCGCAGGCGGATCGATAACGCTGCCGCTAATCTCAAGGATACCGTTAGCCCCGCGCGTGACCTCGCTTACCTTAACGGTAAATCCTTCGTAGACCATCTGAGGGTCGTACTTATAGGATACGACAAGCTCGATCCCGGTGTATGCGCTGCCGCCTAGGATAGCTGCGGCGCGTTGAATGCGCCAAAGGCAACGAACCCACCTATCGTTAGGCCGTAGCTGCCCGCCGACGGTCCCGTACTTGAATTCGCTTGTATCACCGTAGATCACATTGGTTGCAGCGAAGTGATTGTAAATCTCCCCTAACTGAGGCGACCCGTCCTCGTTCTCCCCGATACCGACGACAAAGGTGGAAGCTGTGACGAATGCGGATAGGTCGCGTACCCCAAGTTTAAACGATACGTACACATTCCCATTATCGATGGCTTCCTGTGGAACACCGAGTGCCAGTAGATCAAAATCCTGCCATATCGCGTAATCGTTAGACAGTCCCGTTTCAATAATGTAGGGAACCCCGTCTTGCTCTGATAGATATACGTTAGTGAACAGCCCGTTGCCTGCGGTGAAGTTGCCAATCGATAGAGGCACCGACGTACTATACCTGCTAACGTTCGGGTCCGGTGCAAGGCCGGGGAGGATAACAACGTCTATGTTTGGTGTAATCTCTTTCGATGACGTGGCATAGTCCACGACCCCTTCGCCTTTATTGAAGGTGACAACGTCAGTTGGGGATATATAAATGTCGCGATGGGGCAGGGAGAATTTTGCAGTAATGCGCTCTCCCCACGCTTGGCGTAGCATGTTCTGCGCCCACATACGCATCACATGCGGATAGGATACGATGGCAACCTGTGTGCTGGCCTTATTCAGCGCTTTGCTTACCTGCCGCGAGTACTTCGCAGTGTTGGCCTGATATTCCCTGCCGGGGTCGCTAAATACCGCTTCAACGCTCTTCGGCATTTCGAGAGGGTCGCCGTACACAAGCTGTACAATATCCTTCGTGCCAGACCCGGCTTCGGTGGCACCAAGATCGTCATACGGTATAGCATGGTCCGCCGCGCGGGCATATGGACGAAACACGATCTTGTCGTTTATCTCAGCGGCATCGATACGGAATGCGGATAGCAGAGTTTCCATTGCGGCCCGGTAGGACGTCGAGTTACCGACGGAATACCCGGCAACATAGCTTTCAATCCCCTCGGTAGGGAGTTCAGAAATATCGTAGTGCTTTTCTTCCAAAGTGGCACGCGTCATGAAGTCAACCAAGACCGTACCGATCCTGTCATTCTCATAACGCACAACCTCGAAGGTAAGGTTAGGCGGGCGGGAGCCAAAGTCCGCCAAGGCCATGTGGTCAAAAACAATATGCGCGCGGTTCTTGTACGCTGGCACCTCACCGCCGACGACCTCGGACATTAGCGGGTCTTGCGCTTGATCCGAAGTCCCGCGATAGAGCGTTATCCCATTCGATTTGTCATAGGAGAAGATCGACTTTGGCGACCAATCGTTTAACGCGGCGAACAGGTTGTAGTAATCAGTCCATCCACGCACGGACGGGCTGGGGTTGTAGGTGAAGGTGGGGTTAAACATCAACCCTAGTATGTCGTTATAGACGATTTCACCGTTCTCGCCAGTTTGCGCAATGATGGCATTCTGCTTATCAAGCGCGGCGAGCACGTCATAGTAGGATGGTTGATCTAGGGCATTATTTTGAACGGACTCGCTATCGCTGTCCGATACCGTCCAATCGATGATGATACCTTCGGGGAAATACATATCCGTATCGCGCAGGTTGACGTACCCCGGCATTTTCTTCCGTATTGCAACGCGGAGAGTACGTGTACCCGATGGAACCTTTGCCCTATCCACCTTAAAGGTGTGAGGCGTGGAAAAGTTAATTTCGCTGGCGATGGTGGCATCCCACGTATCTTCGAAGTAATCGTAGTTGTACACCCCTAGGCACTGCACATATACCTCGTAGCTCGCCGACGAACCATTGTCTGCGAAATATATTTTCAGGGAAACGTATGCGGTGTCTCCGCGATCAAGAACCTCGTTCGGGATACCAAGGCCAGTTTCAGAAATATCGTAATCGCGGATGAGCCAGCTAGACCCATATATCCTATCAAACCGTAATGTATGCGTCAGCGGGTCAATAGAAGCATCCAGTGCACCGCCGGGAGCGTCGCTGATATAAGACCACGCATCGAACGAGTTCAAGTAGGCAACTGTCTGCCCGTTTGTTACCACGGGACCGTTAAGTGCAACAACTTCCTGATCGGTGGACGAAGTGATTGGAGTGATAACGAGGGCCGGGTGATCATACTCGTAATCGTTATCAACCTCGACCGTGCTACCATTGTAGGCAACGCTGCTTGGGGTCGGGAAATAATAATCCGTAACAGGGTCACGCCAATATACAATCCTGCCCTTAGCTTCTGCATCGGAAGCTTCGCCCGCAGATGCGACGTCGAAAGAAACGCCATTGTACAAGTAGTAGTTCCCGTCCGACTGTCCAGCAGGATCAAGTGTCCATGGAACCTTTTTAGGATCGTACATCGCCGCTTTATAGCGATCTGGGTAGGGGAAAGCCCCGACCTTCCCGGCGTTCGCTTCCGTATCAATCACAATGGAGTCGCGAAGACCCCTGATTAGTTTACCGTCCGCCCATATGCGCGCAACACCGATGATAGGCCCTTCGCAAAGAAGGACGTCCATATCGATGTAGTAGGTGTATGTCGTTACCTTTTGCTTGGCACCCTTGCTCCCCACTTTCTTAGTTTTCTTGACCTCGATAATCTCGGATGAACAGATGATGTTCCCCGATACGCGATCCGCTCCGTACACTAAGGGTATGGGAACCCCAACGTCTGCCCGTGTGGTGCTAAGGTCGTCTAGGCGTGGCCCCTCAACGTCCTGCGGCTTCGGTGCAAACAAAAGCTGATCGATATAAGAGCCAAGCATAGAACCCAGAAAGCCCCCGATGGGGCCTAGGAGAGAACTACCGATGGAGCCGAGAATTAGTGAAGCCATTTTACACCTGTGAAAGTTCGTTTAGCCGCCATACCTGATGGATACGAGGGAGCCAATAAGCGGCATCGATAGAGCACTCGATAACCCCGCGATCACGTCTTGCATACGAATGTATCATAGTTGTTCGACCAATGCGATCACTACCCGTTATAACCGACAAGTGGCGAGGATGGCCGGGGGCATCGATCCAGAAAGACAGAATATCACCGGGCAAGAACTGGTCGAGAATTCCGTGCAATCGATTGTAAGCCATTGGATAGGCGAAACCGGATAGCACGTCCGTGAACATTTCATCGTCCGGTGTTCTCGCATAATTCTTTACGATAGACCGAGAGTTATTGTTGATCCCCACGTCCTCTGTGGCACAGATAAGCAGGCCAGCACAATCGACCCCGCCTTGGCGGCTGCGCCCTAGGTGCCTGAACCTTGTCCCTTCGTAGCTGCGGAGGGCTTTTACCCACTCTTCACGTAGGGTATCAGGTGTTCTTAGCATCTGGGTACCTCGCCAAAAGATCGGAGCCTGTGATATATGGCTCTGCACCCATATTCTTAACGTTCCCGTAGGAAGCGCACGCATCGTAGGTCTTTGCGCACCCTTTAGTTATCTTGGCGGTAGCTCCCGTCTCGATTGGGTATGGCATTGCCATGAAAAGCTCGAAACGATTTGCGATCTGCCGAACAATCTCCATTTTCAGTCCAGCATTTTTACCGCTGGTGAATTCGATCAAGCCCCATTGGTAAGGCGACCCAACATAGTCGGCCAGTGTCCCGATATAGCAAACCTTCGCTGTAGCAGACAATCCGATGGTAACCTCTTCGGTGTTGTCGGCTAGGTTGAGTGTGCAATCCGCATCACAGAATTCGTATCTGCATTCAAGCGAGGTTAGGCTTGTGAAAACTTGGGCGAGGCGTTGGGCGATACCGCGAAGGTCCGTCTTATAGGAAATCCCCGTCGTGGTAATGTCGCCAATCCATGCAGTCCGAAGGGGAAGTATGCCAATGTCGAGATTGGTCCAGTAGGCGAGGAACAGTTCGACCTTAGCCGACTCGAACAATCCGTTTTCCAAGTCGAAGTCCGTTATACTGTCGTCTGTGATCACCCCTTCAATGTCCATGTTGGACACGGCAAGGCCGCTGGTCATTTCGAGAGCATACATTTTGAAGGAACCTGCCGCCTTGTACGTATAGCGCACGCCGTCCTCTTCAATGAGCCGTATGTCTTCATCATGAGCCGTGAACCGAAAGGCTTTACCATCGTCACGCGTTACCTTCACGCATTCCGCGTACTTGGTATTCGTGCGCTGTAGCCTATCGAACATTTTTGCAAACTGTGCGCGGTTCATTAGTCGAAAACCTCTTTTAAGGTGATGTTGGTAAAGTCGGCCTGTACGCTATCCCGTAGGCCCGCTTTAATTTCACTGGTGGCATTATCACCGTCGGAGAACCGCACAGGGACATAGAAGTAGAACCCCGCCGTAATGGCGGCACCAGTGGGAGGCAATGTCTGTGTAAGGGTGATCGGCTGTTCAAGTTCGTCTGCAACAGTCCATGCGGTTTGATCGTACTTTTCAAATACGAGCGTAGTGTCCGTTGTCGATACGACGCGAAGAGGCATTGCACCCGGTTCAACGTTATTGCTAGCGTGCAAGGTAAACCCTGTCATATAGAAAAGGTCATTGACATTGAGGGATGCGAAGGCAAGCGCACCGGGCTGGCAACTCAAAGTATTACCTGTGAGCGCTAGGTCCGCCGTAATATCGCCAGTGGCCTTTGTGAAATTCAACATACAGCTTGTGTAGTTGTAGTTCCAGTTAGTCACAGTAAACCCGTCAACCGCGACGATCAAAGTACCTTCCATTGGGTACTTGATACGACGGGTCTTTGTTCGCGATGACTGCTTATACGATTTGTACAACGGGTAGGCGGAGACAGTGCCGACCGCAGATGCGACAAACTGGTCAGTCGCGGATACGTCTTTCAGCGACATTCCGTCGTCGGTGTCGGCGGAGGTGTTGTCGAGCGGGTCCATAAACAGGAAAGCCATCGCATCGCCCGAGCACACATGCCATATACGCATGATTTCGGCAACGTCCGGTGCTTCAAGGTTTTCCATGTTGATATTGTACTCGTGCTTCGGGTACCGCCAACGGCTTTGGCGCGCTTCCATGCCCGACGCAACTTCGACTTTTTCTGTCTCATAATGAGGATTTCCCGTACTTCCATAAGAAAGGCAACGGGGGAATATAATATCTGTGTAGACCATATCGCTATCCTCTGCGTTAGGCGCTGTATCGGTTAGGAGGATTCCTCCTGTTATGGGGTCCATATCCGCCCGCATAAGAACTTCGGCGGATATGGAATGCAGGTTAGCGGCTGACCCATAAAGCATGGCTTCGACCGCTAGCTCCCAAGCATTAAGTCCATTCAGGGCATTACCCATGCTCGCCGAGACGGACAAACTGTGGAAAATGTCGGTGGTAGCCATTACGAGTAGACTCCGATCCACATTGTATTCATTCGGGCGACCGTTAGCTCACTGGCATAGACGGTATTGAACAGGGCCGTCCGCACATAGCGCTCGCTACTGTCGGGTATGGATATGCCGATAGAGGTGTTATGCCCCACGACGCCTGTATAGTTTGCGATGATATTCATCGTTCCGGCCCCTTCGGTGACTGACACGGACGCGGTGACCTTTACGCAATTTACTGTCGTGTAGGCAGCGGGTACGTCGGTAAGCTCGTAAAGGTCGCGCTTATCTGGACCGTCCGCGCTGATGTAAGTTAGATCAGCTTCGGAGGGATCGACGAGGCCATTGACACACTCGTAGTTTGTAGCCTCGCCGTTCGCTGTCCATGCGGTTTCGGCGGTAGGCCCTGATAGCTCAAAGCGTTTGATGTGCTGTGGCCCTAATATCCCGGCGTTGGCCCCCGTCGCGTTTCCGATGTACAAGTCATCGATGCTCATATCATACCCGCCATCTGGGAAGTATGCCGCCATCGGATTAACGATAATAACTTGGTTGATGTAGTTTTTGTTCGGGTACGCTTGCAGTGCGCCCGCCGTCACTTGCTCTAGTAGGGTAACCCCGTTAACCGCGATAGATGCGACGGAGGACTCTCGCAACAATGTAACCTGCGCCTCGATATACGTATACCTATCGAAGATGACCGCACCGGGAGGGGTGGCAAGAGTCTCAATAACGGCTGGATCAGTAGGGGCGGCTTCGTCAATATCGAAAACACCATCGGAAAAGAACACAGCCCCGGTGCGGCCAAGCCACAAGGTTGTTTGCTGGTTAATATCGACACCATTATCGTACTTGAACACAGCAAGCGGGATAGCCCGCAGCGGGGCTTTCGAAAACTTGACCGCAATCCCGATATTAACCGTTGACGTGTTTTGCACGTAAACAGATAACCCTAGGTTACTGTTAGAGTTGAAATTCTCCGTTACAGGGTCGGTAACCGCGACGGGGCGCTTGATAGTTAAGCATTGACCATCGATACGGGGGCTGTCCGTTGTGACCAAAGGCCCCGCGAGAAGCGAGGCCACGTCCGTTTCGTCGATAAACCACTCACTTGATCCGGTGACAGGGTCGAACTCAAGATACTTTTTTATGTCGGTGGCAACCAATGCCTCAGTAGCATAGTCCGCAGTCGGGCGGATAAGCTCGAAGCCCTGCATGTAAGTGATAGCCATTGGTACGATCCTCGCTGCAATCGATTGTAGGGTTACGTATTCTTCTGGGCTTTTTTGAGAAGCTTGGCAAGTTGCTTGGCATGTTGGTTTGCCGTGCGCCCGAAGCCGTCTCCGCCAGAGTTTCCGTTCATGTTATAGCTGACTGATAGCGTTGTCTGCCGGTTATCCGAGTTAGTGACTGTCCGCTGTTGTTGCACAAAGTCCCGAGCCGTAGTTCCAACCCCTGCGCTCTCCATGTATTTCGTGGTTGGGGCAATGAAGGTACGGTAAGGATCAAAGTTACCAGATGAATTTACCATGCCGCCGTTTGCAAAGGCCGGGGCCGCAGTTGACTTGCTCCCCATGCCCGCTACTAGCGCGAACAAGGCTTTAGTATCGTCCTTCTTTACCTTGCCAGAGTTGATAGCGTGCAGCAAGGGAAGGAATTCTTCGGTAGCTTTGGAGTGTACCACGAATTCCTTATTGGATAGCCAAGCAAGGATACTATCGCTAGTCCCTGTCCCTTTCCCGGTAACTTGTCCGCCGTCCGCAAACCCGAAGGCTTTACCTAGGAAGCCTAGGGCCTGACCAAGGAAGCCGCTGCCACCGCCGCCGCTGATTGCGCCTAGGGAGCTACCGCCTGCCGAACTGCTGACGGGCGAGAAGCTTACACCGCCAAAACCACCAGACGCACCACTACCGCTCTGCACGGATTGGATCGCCTGAGACAATGCTTGGGAAAACTTAGTCCCGAAGTCATTCAGCGTCTTCGTGATATTTGTGGCAAACTCTGTAAAGATTTGCTCTAGCTTTTGCGCGGCTGCTTGCATGGTTTGCGCGATGGGGTCGGTACTATCCCCACCCGTGCCACCCGTAATCCCGCCAAGTAAACCGCCACCTGCTGCGGAGCCGCCTTTAGTCGTGGCCGAGCCAACGACGCCGGGGGCAACGTTACTGGTCTTGGCAGTTGATTTACCGCCTAGCCCCAAGGCGCTCATTATCCCGCCAAGTAGACCACCGCTACCAACTGATGGCGTTCCGGTGCTTCCGAAGCTGGAAGGCTGTTGCGCGTTACCGAAGATCGACCCGCCCCCGTCAGTGAGCGAGGAAAGCGCCTGCTGTAGGAAGGACTTTGTAAATCCTTCGAAAACTTGCTGGGAAATTTTAAGCATCGTTTGCTTGAAGTTCTCCCATGCATTTTCGTTATCAAAGATAAAGTCCGAGATACCCGACGTTAGGGCATCTAGCGTCCCGCCAACCGCTTCCTTGGTAATATCCGTAAGCGTAACAAGATCGCTCTGATAGTCAGCGAAGGCTGCGGCAATTCCAGCACCTACCTTGGCGAAGGTATTGGCCGACTCCGCCGCCATATCCTGCATATCACGGATAAACAAATCAATCGCATCGGAACGGCGCTTCATCTGTTCCGTAAAGGAGTCCGCCGCATCGATTTCTGCTTGCTTGGTTTTTTCGAGGTAAGAAAGTGTTTCCTCGTATTGCGAACGCATGGAAGTGGTAAGATTGCCGCTCCTATCCGCATCTTCCATTTTTTGCTTTAGTGCTGCAATCTTAGCGTCATACTCAAGCTCAGCTTTGCGGGTATCCACATCTAGCGAGATACTGATCCGCTCATTGATAGATAGGCCGCGTACCGAGTCCGTGTAGACCTGCTTAGCGTCGTTAAGTTCCTTCGCAGCATCACGCAGAGCCTTAGCCGCCTTGCGGGCATCGTTTCGTGCTTTATTAGCGGCCCCTTTAGCCCCGCTCTTCCTGCCGGACTTAGCTCGTGACGTAGCTGCCTTCTCTGCCGTTTGTATGTTGGCCGTCGTTTTATTCAGGCCAGCGATTACAGTGGCCTGAATGTTCTCCATGGCTACTTCTGCAATACGCTGTAGACCGCCTAGCACGTTTGCAGGCAAATTGAGTGCATCGCCGATACGGTTGACTAGGTTAGTCATTAGCGCATCGTACTTTGCAAACTCCGCTTCTGCGATAGCGTTAATCTCTTCTGGCGTGGTGCTGCTATCGATCTGAGAGGATATTGCCTCTTTCAAAGCGTTCCCGTTAAGAATTTCACCAATGTCCGTACCTTGAAGCGTTAGCGGGTCGATACCCATCCCATTGGCGGCTTCGTCGATGATCCCCTGCATACTGCTGCCAGCGTCCTGCAATGTAGCAGTAAGCCCGCCTAGCATCTGGTTAATTGCATCGTCGAATGCGGCTGAGTTCGTTTTAGTGGCCGAGTTCAACTCTTTAAGAAGGTCAGCATTACCGATTTCCGTGGCAAGCTTGAGGGCTTCCCCTACGTCCTTTGTAAGCGAGAGTTGTGCCTGCTTTGCCGCAATGTGCAGTTGGTCGGTTTTAGCTTGTACGGATGCAATCGCCGCATCGACATTGATAAGCTGTTTCTGTACGCGTTGCTGTAGTAGCGGAGCTAAGAATGCCTTTATGTCCGAGTCTTCGGTTCCGCCTGCTTCAAGGATAGCCTGTGCAATCATTTCTTTCGAGAAGGGCATACCTTGCTCGATCTTTGCCATGATAATATCGGTTACACGTTTACGGTCGCCGCCGTCCGTGATCCCCGTATTCAGGGTATCCGAATACTTGCTAAGCATACCGGACCATTCCGCATCACCGCTCGATAGGCTATTCAGGTAATCTAGGATCGCATTTCGCTGGGCAGTAACGGCCTTGCTTCCGCCAGCTACAACTTCCTTCATCTTACTGCTGAGTTGGAAATACTTGTCTTGGAAAGCTTGAAGCTTACCCGCTGTTTCCGCATCAAGATCGGTGCCGTCAAGCATAGCCTGTGCTTCTTTAGCGGCTTTCTTATCTCCGGCCTCGACGGAAACTCTAAGGTCTTTAAGAAGGTCGGCGCGGGCTTGGAACAAGGCGGCAAGCTGCGGCTCTGCATCCTTGAGGGCTTTTACGTCCTCGCTTAATTTATCACGAGCCTGACTGATATGGTAAAGCGCCCGCGTCGATACGTTAACGGCATCAACCGGGTCGGACTCGGTGTACATTTTGGACAGGGCATTGTTTAGTAGCTGATCACCTAGGCGCATACTACTATCGATATTGCTAAAGTCCGCAGGGCTTCCGATATTCGCAAGCTTCGTGCTTGTCTGACTTTGCGATAGTTCCTTGGTTTGGTTATAAACCTTAACCTCTGCGGCATTCTTGGCGCTTGCGGTATACGCATCCCATGCCTTGACCCCGGCGTAGATACCAGCCGCGATAAGACCAAGCCCGAGGATAACGGGTCCACCGGGAACGAACATAGCCATTGAGACTACGGCACGCTGCGCAGCGGCGGCAAGCGAAGCAAATCCAGCAACAGCCGCAACCATTGCACCGCCAAGTAGTTTAAACCCCTTGATAAGGCCGCTTAGGATAGCCCCAAGCAAGGTAAGCTTCGATCCACCGTCTTTCGCCGCCGTCGAAAGAGCAAGCATGGAGCGAATACCTGTCGCGCGGAACAATAGCATGATGGCGTTAAGGGAAGAGAGTGATCCGATAACTGTTATGACGCCCGCCGTGATAGTCGTGATCCACCCCTTAGTTTCGGGGCTGAGTTCGCGGAACTGGCGAACAAGGTTCGTAATCCACTTTGCGACCGCCTCAATCGTGGGGGCTAGCTCTTCGCCGAGCGTCATTTGAATTTCGGTGATCGCGTTATGTAGCATCTGCATGGATGCGTCATACGTTGACATGTTTTTCAAGGCAACTTCGAGTGCTGCAACGGTCCCGCTGATTTGCCCGAGGTTCTGCCGATAGGCCGAAGTCATTTTACCTTGTTCGACCGTGGCGGATTTCATCATAGCGAGCGCGGCTGCAAGACCTTCGTTTTCGAAGATATTTGCAAGCTCCGCTGTGGACAAATTCTGCTTAGACAAATCCTGCATGATTTTCTCAAGATCACGCATGTTACCCGTGGCATCGGTAGTAGCAATACCTAGACGCCGCAGGGTAGCCGCTGCCTGCCCGGTCGGGCGGATCAAGCGTACAATAACGTTCCGCAGGCCAGTACCCGCCTGTTCGCCGCGAAGACCAACGTTATAAAGCTGATCAAGCCAAGCAACCGTTTGTTCGATGGACAAGTTAGCAACCGACGCAACAGGCGCAACCTGCCGCATGGAGTAGGTAAGCTTATCCATGGTTGCTAGTGATGAGTTCATAGCCGCGACGTAGACGTTCGACACACGCCCCATATCGCTAGCCTCAAGGCCGAAAGCGCGGATCGCAGACGAAAGGCTGTCTGCCGCCGTGCCAACGTCCGTCATAGTAGCCATGGATAGCAGTAGCACGCCATTCATGCCCGCGAGGCTTTCCTGTGTGGAGAAACCTGCTTGTGCAAGCGATTGCAAGGCCCGCGTAGCATCGACCGCAGAGGTGGACGTTACAAGCGCAAAGTCACGAGACGCTTTGCTCATTTTTGCAATGTCAGTTGCCGTCGCCTGTGCGATAGCGCCTGTCATGGTTAGCTGTTTATTAAATTCCCTAAAGGCACTAAGCGATGCGCCAAACTGTGACGCAGAAGAGGTTAACAGGGCGAACGCTCCCGCCGCCCTGTGTAGATCGTCCGCAACACTGCCAAAATCCGTCGTCGCATACGCCATCCGTGGTACTCCGATTAGGTAAGTCTAGCATTTCTCGGTTTTCTGGGATGGGCAGGAGTAGTGCTTTCCTGTTGGCTCTCTTCGATGGTTGCTTCCATAGTCTTCCTACGTTCACGTTCAAAGTCGTGTTCATCGTTAGAACAGTGGTGCATGATCGCCATAATGGTCAGATAACGTGATGGTTGGTGGTCTAACCCACCGGGTGATGGAAGCAGCCCATTTTGATAGCCAGCAAATGCCGAGATAGTCCGCGACCACCACTCAGGGTTTTCCTTAATGTAGATGCGAGGGCAACGGTCTTGTGGTTCTCCATTGGGCAGCTTCCAGTATTTATTTTGGCGAAGGGGATTCCCTGTTGCAGGCTCGGTGCAGCCTCTAAGCTTCTTTAACTCATCCGTGCAACTGGTGCATGACCAGTTTACGAAAGACTGCCTTCGGACGGCTGCGGTTGAGTAAGCAACTTTTTTTCGAAGGATTCTTCGATCCCGTTCAGCTCGAAGATGCGCTCCTGCAACTGCAAGACAATGTCATTCGTCAGGTGCGACATTGTGGCATCGTCTGGCCCTTCGAAGTTCGTCCCGTCCGCACGGCGGAAGGTTTCGGTCTTGAAGTTGAAAACCTCGCCATCAGGCCCCGTGAAGTTGTCCCAGCCCTTGAGCGCACGACGAACTGTTGTCATGGAGCGTTTGGTGCGGTTTGCATGAATGCTGATCGCCCCGTCGCGCATGGTGGGCGAAGAGGTCATGTCGCCGATTTCAACACGGTCTGCCATGGTGAGGTTGCCGAGGTAGAAGATCGTGGGAGCTTCCGTGGACTCGCCCGCTTCAACAGCTTTTTTGTAAGCCGGGTTCTCGGGATTGCCGGGGTCTTCCGGTAGGATAAACTCGGATCGTTCCGAGAGGGAGATTCCATAGATCGCCATTACTGTTGCGCCTCCTATGCGCTACTGCTATGTGCGGCCAGTTATTTTGTCGCGATGATTTTTCGGACCCTAGCCGCCCCTTCAATTTTGTCTGCAATATCAGTTGCCGCCGCCTTGGTCAATTTGGCATCAACGATATAAAATACTTCTACACCGTTAGAGTCGTAAAGTCCAGCCGACTTTTCTATGAGATAGATTGGTATGCGCATATCTGCCCCCGTTGCAATCGATTGTAAGATGAAAAGGGGGCAGGAATTACCCCGCCCCCTTTAAGCCCACTGTCCGTTATTGTTATTAGCAGAAGGCGATGCGGAGTTCGTCGTCACCGTAAGAGCTAAGGCCGTTCAGCGAGTATTCCGCTTCAAGCGTCGTGGTGCCGTTGCGGTCGCCGTAGGTCAAGCCCGTGTAGGTAACGCGTTCTGCATAGAAGCGGACGATATTGCCCTCTTCGGTCCCGACCCGGTTATGGATCGGGAATTGCGTTGCCTTCGAGAAGTTCTTCCACATACCCGTGTACGCTTCGTAGGTCGCTTCGGGGTTCAGTGCTGCGGTCGGTTCACGGTTCGAAATGATCGATCCATTGTAGCCGTCCGCCGCATTCATGCAGTCGCGCGGGTTGATCGTGTTCGCCAACGTGTAGGTGAACGATTGTGCGCAGAAGTCGTTATCACCCATGATGGACATTTGGGCGAGTTCGACTTGCGACGGTTGTGTCTCTTCGAGTGTGGCATCAAAGGGCATCGGCTCTTCGACGGGGTCTGCATAGTTGCAGGTAAACTCGAAGGTAGCTTTGCCAAGTCCGCCTGCTTCCCCGGTGAAGGTGACCGTACCCATGGAGGCCGTTGCGACGTGCAGCAAACCGTCCATGAAGACGTACAGCGTAAGGGAACCCATTTTCTTGCTCTCAGAGGTCGGGCGGTACATGTACCCTTCCTCGTAAAGCGAGACGATCCACATTTGGCCCTTCACGAGGTTACCCGCGAACGTCGGGGTAATTTCCGCGCCGCTGTCGCCGAGCGCAAGCGCAGTGGTACCGGATTCCACCGCAACCGCCGCTGCATTGCTTTCGAAACCAACAGTGATAACCGAACCAGTGGCCGAGGCCGTGATACGGGCGTCCGCGTCGATTTCTGCGGCAATAGCTGCGGCAATGTCATCGGTTGCAGATGCGGAGATTTCATCGGCTTCCGTAACATCATAGGCAAAGGTCAAGCCGCAGATCGAAGTATACAACGTATCACCTTCGACGGGTACGCCGCCGACCGTGAACGTGAGGGCTTCCATATCCGAGGCATCAAGCGCGTAGGTCGAACCTGCATTCTTGTTGACACGGGCTTCGGTACGAGTGTTCGGCAACACCGTCGTGTCTTTCTCGGACGAGGCCCAGCGGGTGACACGTAGCTTAGCAACAGTGGAAGCTCCGCCAAGTACGCACTCGACAAGGTACGACCCGAACTTGGAAGTCGGGGCCGTCGTCTTGGCCCACGTAACCGCAGCGCCTTTCGTGCTACCAAACACAATCGGAGTTTCGATCTGGGTTGCAGCGCCCGCCGTGATGATTTCTTCGCGGAAAGCGCAACCAAGCATCAGCGTACCGATCTTGGGCCGCGTGATACCAACATCGCCAGACGATTTGATTTCATGCGAGAACGAGATATTGACCAGCTTACGGCCAACACCCTTGGGGATCGGGGAGAACGACGGGCGCATGACGTTGCGGTCAAGTGTGGTCGGGTCGAGTTGCAGGCTCAGGTCGCCGACGAGGAAAGCGTCATCGAAGATCGTGGGATTGGAATCGACACCGCGAGTTGTCTCAAGTTTCGCAAGAACAAGGGAGCGTTCCGTGAGCATTTCGGGTTTTTGCGTGGTCATTGGGCAGTCCTTTCGTGCTTATATTAGCTTGTGGGGTTGGCGCAGGCGGGTCTTGTAGATAACTTTGGTTAGCCACGTTCCTCCGGGGTAAACCCCTTCTAACCCGACGATGGAATGGACATTGCCCACATCTTCGATGCTTTGGGCATTTTTAGATAGGTTATAGTCGCTCAGTATGTGGTGCTGTAGCAAGCCCAGATAATACTGGAACAAGGCTTGTTCATCAACACCGTATTGTGGCGTAAAGCGGAACGGGAAAAACACGGGTAATTCGTAGATGGAACAGCCCCCGTAAGAGTCCAGACGAACCTCTTCCCCGTAATCGATACCTACGCACGGTGTTACCATATTATCGGCACCGTCAAGCTCTGTAGGGTATACCCGCGTCCACACAGGAGCGCCGCCGTCTTCCATCGCTTCAAGTTTATCGAGAAGATATTCGTGGATAACTTGGCGAACTGTGGGGCCTAGTGTAGCAGATACCTTAATTATGCTTTTCATTGGTTACCTACCTTTACCTTTGGTGGTTACCCGCGCGATGGGGCCGAGGTCGATACGGGAAATTTCACTCATCATGATTTGGCCGAACTGTGCAAACATTCCCATTTTATTCCTGTTCCAAGCTTTCGAGATAAACCCGGTGTGCTTAGACAATGTTACACTATCAACAAGGACGTACAAAAGAACGAGCGACCCGCCAGCCGATCTATAGGCAATATACAGCTTTCCCGTTTTCTTGGATTTGTAGATAAAGCTTCCGACGTTTTTCCATGAGCGCGGGCCGGGTAGCTTAGGCGTACCGTCCGCCCGTAGCGCCGCTGGAAGGGGTATTGCAAGCGCGTGAGCGTTGCTTGGTAGGATGGTTGCGCCGTTTTCGTGGGCGGCAATATACGACGGACCCATAATATGCCCGCGTAGGTTCCCGAACCGCTGCCCGAATGCCCGAATACCAGCAAGCATCTTTTGCTCCGACCGTCCCGTTCTGCGCATACCGGATTGACGGAATGCGTCGATTACAGTGGCGTGAAGGGTTTCCCGCAATACCTCCCGCATAAGACGGGCCATACGTGTCTCAGCACGCCCAGAAAAGCCTATAGCCCCACGAAGGGGGCCGAACGCGCCAGCGGTGGCATTAGCTAGGTCTGCGTTGAAGACTCGAATAGTTCTGTTGCTCATCGCGTCCCGACCATGGGCGAAGCCTCAGAGCGCAAAAGCGCCTGTGCTTCCATCACTAGCCCATTGGCTCCTACCTTGAAGTTGGATAAGCCTACGCGGTCCTGTTTCTGCGATACCCCGCTAGTCCGGTTCTTGACGCGCTGATACAGGAAAGCGGCTTGGATGGCCGCAGCCCCCGTAACGTGGTCAGGGCCGAGGACAAGTGAGGCGTCGGTATCGTCAAGTTCGTACCCGCCGCGATAATCAATCCGAAGCACCCTATCATGGGCTGTAAGCTTGTACGGGTATACTGTGACAAGCCCGCGTGAAGCGTCGAGTTGATAGCTGCTTGCTGGCTGGGTTTCCGCATCATCCCAGCGCCCGCTCCCCATGAGCTTTAAGGAGAAAGCCGCTGATGTATCGATGGGCTTTTCTTTGAGTGAAAGAGTAAAGGCGTTGCGTCCAATGTTGAGAGCGCGGTCAACGGTAATACTGGAAGCGTATTCCGTATAATCCCCGATTACCCACTCACGGCGAGTATACTTGCGGATCATAGCGGTAGCGTCTTCGATGCAGGCGGTGATGAGGTCATCGTCCGCCAAGTATTCCACAGGCGAGTTCGACCGTTTCTTTACTGCATCGACCGTACAAAATTTATACATTCTCGCCTCCGCTTATAATCGATTGCAGCGGCGAGGTGTTACCCCCGCCGCCATGTTTGTTACCGACGTTTTTTCATCGGACGCTTGCGGATCGTCGTTCGGACTTCGCGGCTTGCTTCGAGGCGGCGTGCGCGGGGTGACGTATCAATGTCGATACGGACACCACGCTCGATACGAAACAACGGCTTTTCGTAAAGTTCGCCGTCGCTATCGTAGGAGTCTTCGACGAGGTCTTCGAGCATGTCCAAGAGGTCTTTGTCTTCGATGGTCTTCGGTTCGTTACGGGTGAACCGCAAGCTTTCCAGCGGAGCAACGGGCGTGGACTTGGGATGGCGAAGAGTATACGTCTCCCCGCGAATTAGTGTGGCCTGATCGACCAGCTTAGTTGCCATGATATGAGCGTCCTTCTTTCTATAAACTTCGGTTTCGTTTGGTGTGTGACGCCGAAGTTTCCCGATTAGCCGAGGTTGACCGCTTTCACGACCATGTCTTCTTGTTCGAGCTTGAAGTCATAGCGCATGGTGAACACGATGATAAGGACGCGCTCGCGCGTGTCTTTGGCAAATTCCATACGCATGTTGCGCTGGACGCCGAACAGCAGGTTCGACGGGTCCATCATGAGGGCCGAGGACGAGGGCATCGCCGCAGCACCTTTCATCGGGATACCGAAGGGCGAGAAGTTCTGCCCATCGCCCGCAACCAGCACAGCATCACCAAGCCCGGTCTGACGCTGAGCCACTTGCAGCATGTACTGCAAACGCTTGTTGTGCGAGACGTAGAACTTGTAGCGGTTCAGCACCCGCTTGAACTTGTCGGGCAAGGTCTGGATCATGTCGTTGAACGTGACCGCATCGAGGGCCGCGCCGCCGTTGTTCACGACGTTGGACACTGCTTGCAGTAGCACGCCGTCACGCTCAGCGAGGAACGAGTCAGCGGATGCGGTATCGCCGTTCAGGACGCCGTCTTCAATATCGATGCGGATGCGTTCGGCAAGCTTGGTCAAGACCGTTGCTTGGAAACGGGTAGCATCGATGGCACCGCCTTCGATGTTGTCTTCGAGCACTTCATAGGGCAAGTTGACTTCGGCGATGACTTCGAAGGTATCGAGTTCAACCTTCGAGGTGGTGACCTTGACACGATCCGCACGCGACAGCGCACGAGTACCTTCTTCGCCCGAAAGCGGCGAGGAAATGACGCCTTGGTTCGCAACACGCAGAGCACGGGTCGCGAGGTCGAGCTTGTTCACGGTCATTTTCGGACGCGACATATTGATCATGCGCGTGTCGTCAAGGAACGCGGTGTCTTCGGTCAAGATGCGCAGGAACGTGTTTTGCTGTTCCGGCAGCATCAGGCCAGCGTTTGCCATGTCTGCGAGGGCAATGTCAGCCTTAGCGAGCATTTGCTTGAGGTTCATGGGTAAGTACCTTTCTTGTATCGGTGCAATCGATTGTAACGACGTTGCGTTGGTTGCGTGGCTTACATCAGTGCGCGGGCTTGACGTTCAGCGGCCCAATCCGCGTCGGACTTTTTGGCAGGGGTTTTCGCCGGGGCGTTTGCGGAATTGGTATCTTCCGTGGAAATGGATTTCTTCGTCGGGCGGCGGCTCGCAAGCTTTTCGACCGTCTCGGAAACATGCTCAACCTGCTCAAGAACAGGCTTCAACGATTTGGCAACGAGTGCCGCAATGCCCGCTTCGTCAAGCGCAAGGCCATCGGGTGCGGATTTCTTGGAAGTCGTTTTCTTTTCGACTTCGGTTTCGGCATCATCTTCACTGATCGCGTCAGCAAAGTCTTCCGCCCATTTGATCAGAGCTTCTTTGCGCTCTTCGCCCACTTGCTTAGCCATTGTTTCGGGGTCCGCCGAAATGACCGCATCGAAATAGGTATCGAGGTCGGTAACAATGGTAGCGAAGTCGGTGGCAGCTTTGGCGATTGCCGTGGACTTTTCACCGTCGAACTGGTCCGACAAGATCGAGCGCATCGTGCCGTCGAAGGCAGCACGCACATCGGTATAGCCGGGAGGCGTTTGGTCGTAGCTCATACCAGCCTTGAGCGCTTCAACAATCGTGTTGGAGTCGCGCGAGTAGGCGGCATCCCACGAGTCGAACTTGAAGACGGATTCGCGAGCTTCTTTCCGTTGCTTCAAGAACTGCGCGCGCTTCGACAGCGGAGCCTTTTTCTTCTTGTCTTCGGATTTGGTTTCCGTCGCGGCGGCAGCAGGTGCTTCGCCTTCGCCGTCTTCCTCTTCGCCTTCGCCAGCTTTGGGGTCGTCGTCTTCCTCTTCGCCATCTTCGAGGTCGTCTTCCCCGCCGTCTTCCTCTTCGCCTTCCTCTTCGGCGACGTCTTCATCCTCTTTGCGGTGGCCGAGGAAGACCTGCACACCATCTTCTTCGATGGGGGCAGCAATGTCGGTGTAATCCGCGTCAGACGTACCGTCCTCACGGACAATCCACTCATCGCCTTCTGCCGACAACTTGATCGACACGTCCTTCACGTCCCATTCCGCATCATCAAGTGCAGAACGTACATCGGCTTCCGTGGTGTAGTCCGAAACGGCAAACAGCAGTTTCACGACGGCTGCGGAGCCTTGAGGGGTGTCGTCCTGCTTGGCCTGCGGTTTTTTGGTGAGGGTTTTGTGCGACTTTTGCGTAGCGGTGCGCTTCTTAATTGCCATCGGCTTTCCTTTCTGGCTGTGTGACTTGATCGCGGTGAAGGGGGTTTCGGAGGCCCCACGATCAACGATAGACAAGAACCCTGCTTCGGCTCCATAGAGTTCGGAGGCGCGACGGGTTACCTTTTTAATGCGGGGGCGCATGATTACCTCAAGTGTATTCTGTGGGTTTTCCCGTCAACGGGGTCTGTAATGGATGCTTTTGTTATGGGATGGGAGGGCGAACCGTCCGAGCCTTCGCCCGTTCTTCCCCAAAGGATTTCGCCGTTGTCGTCCATGCGGACAATGAATGGATGAGTATGTTTATCATACGGATCAGGATCGGTAAAGCCATAATACCAAGCAGCGCATTCAATCTCAACAAGAGTATCGCGCTTGTAGGTCATGATTTCGAAACTGTAGCCGTTAAGCTTCCCGTCTTTAACCTCATTCCACACTGATTTATCGAGGATGCGGGTCGAGGCAATCCATGCCCCTTCCTCAAACCCGTCGGGGTCATCCTTGCGGGCAATGAAGCTTTCGACAACCTCTGCGTCAATAAGCTGATTGTCGTGTTGCACATCGATAGAGCGCGACATGCCGTTGGCGATGAAGTCGTAAGCGGTTTTCTTGAGTTCTTCCGCCGTCATGTAGTGGCCGTGGGAGTCAAGGCACCAAGGGGCGTATACCTGCCCGATGACAAGCTGTTGCTCATTATCAATTTTCTTGATGTTGTAGCTTACATTGATTGTCTCAATGCCCGAGGCTTTTTGGATGATCTTCGGAATGTTCAAAGACCGGGGATTGCCCCCGGCGCTTTTTGAGAGAAGTTTTTTCAGGTTCAAGGCCATTGTCGTTACTCCGCTGCAATCGATTGTACGGCATCGTCTAGGTCCGAGGCGAGCTTTTCAGAGACGTCGTCAAGCAGGCGACGTAGCACCTTTTGGACGTTATCTAGCCCTTGCTCAGTTTGCTGTGCCTCTGTGTTCGGATCGACGGGCGATACGGCAGCGTCAACGGCATCGACAAATTCGTTGATACCTTCGATAACCATATCGTTCTTGATCAGTTGCAGCGTCGATGAGTACGGCACGTTGCCCCAATCTTCCGCGATTGCTGGAATATCGGCGTCAAGGTAGCGGTTGGCTAGCTTGATAGCGATGTTGGGCGTGAGCGCACCTTCCCGCCCAAGGCTGTTAACGATACGTGCAACTTCCTGCGGATCGGTGATACCCGGCCCCGCCGAGCGCACCCGCCAAAACTTGAAGCGGTGCGACGAAAGAACAACGCGGTCAAACATTTGATCCCATGCAAAACGCTCTGGCACGAAAATCTGTTGATCTGCGGTAAGCATGGAAGCGAAGGCGGATGCGCGGTTGTACTCCGAGGCCGAGCCGACATAGACCGGAGGTAGGCGGAAGGATTGACGGGCTTTGCGTTCCCCATCCTGAATGTAGTCCTTGAACAGGCCCTCGTTTTGGCGCTCGCTGAGCATGGGCTTAATGTCAACCTTCGGAGCGGGTAGGCTACCATCGATTGCCGCCGCATCTGCCCCTTCGGAGGTTGCTTCGAGTACAACGATACGGTTCATCGATGTGCGCCCACGGACACCGTCGATATACTGTTCAATTTTGTAGAAGCTTTCTTCGGTAAGTGCGCCCCCTGAGACAAGCACAGCCATTGCCGGGATTGCGTTGTCACGGAAAAATTCGAGGTTGACCATTTCAGCTTCCCGCCCGCCAAGCAAGGCAGGGATAACCCCGGCCCAGCGAGGGACGCCGCAGGGGTTGCCGGGGAAGTACAGTGCCTCAAAGTAAATGGCCGTGGCCTGCTCTTCGATAGGTAGCGAGTTATCGACTTTTCCTGTTTGCGGGCTGATAGAACGTGGATCGCCATATTCCTTGAAGAACATGCGCTTGCCATTTTCTTGCTCTTGCACGAAACGACGGAAACGGCGGCGTGTCTTTACGGCCCCGCCATCCGATCGTGACTGGGAAAC